GTCACTTCGGGTGCTAGTAACATTGCTATTGGACACAACGCTGGAACAGCGATTTCATCAGGTCATGCGAACGTCCTTGTTGGCTACGAAGCCGGTATGGCATTGGATACTTTAAGCAATTCAATTGCTATTGGTTATGGTGCGTTAAAAACTGAAACAACATCCGGTGGTTCAGTTGCTGTTGGCACTTATGCACTTGAAGACCAAAATACTGCTTCCGCAAACAACACGGCTGTTGGTCACAATGCGGGTTACAATTTAACTACTGGAACCGATAATGTTTTCGTCGGTCATGCGGCTGGTGGCGTAGGCATAATTACCGGTGACGACAATACAGTTGTTGGTAAAAGTGCTGGCTACGATCTGACAAGCGGGTATCGCAACGTGCTACTCGGCAGTGGTGCTGGTGCAAACGTCACGGATAACTACACTAATGTTGCGATTGGGCATAACGCATTCCTTGCGGCAAACACTGGTGAAAACTACAACATCGCTATTGGTGGTAATGCCTTATACAGCGAAACGTCAGGCGCAGACTATTGTATCGCGATTGGCTACAATGCAATGATTGGCCAAAACTCTAATGTTGTAAATACAGCAGTTGGCGGTTCAGCATTATTTCACAATAAGTCAGCCGGTAACAATGTGGCGCTAGGTATGAGTGCGGGTTACGCAAACGTAGACAGTTACAACACATGGGTTGGCCATCAAGCTGGAGCGCATACTGGTCACGCTGCGGCTAACACAACACTTGGTTATCGCGCTTATTTTGGTTCGACATTCACCAACGGCACTTGCGACTTAAGTGGATCAACAACCGTAACGTGTGACAGCAACACCGACATTCAAGTTGGCCAATCGGTAACTGGTAGTGGCATTCCGTATGGTGCTTATGTAACCGCAGTCAACGATTCAACTGGTGTTACCAGTTTCACGCTTTCAATTGCTGCGACAACAACAGCCAACAATCAGACGCTGACGTTTTACCGAGGAACCGGCGACGGCAACACTTGCATTGGTTACACGGCTGGTGAGGATTTAACGACGGGCCACTCCAACGTACTTATTGGGCGTGAAGCTGGTAGAGACCTTCTTAGCAGCAGCTTAAACACAGCGGTTGGCGCGTACACATTGGACGCAGCTAATGGTACTGAAAACTATAATGTTGCTATTGGCGCTTATGCATTAACCACAGAAACGGGTGGCGCGGACTACTGCACAGCAGTTGGTTATAACGCACTAGGCAACCAAAACGGCAACGTCAAAAACACCGCCGTTGGTGGACTCGCGGGTGATGCGATTACGGATGGCGATGGTAATACGGTAGTGGGTTATTTGGCTGGTAGTGCGGTTACTGATGGGGGAAGCAATACAGCAGTCGGTCACATGGCTTATACTGCTGGCACAGGCGATAACAATACAGTTGTCGGTACAAATGCTGGTCAAGGGGCATTAAGTGGTAATGACAATACAATAATGGGTGCGGTTGCGGGTGCGGCATTAACAGACGGCCCCGGCAACGTACTCATCGGCAAGTCGGCTGGAACCGCAATGACAACCGGCGATTACAACGTCGCTATTGGTTATCAAGCGGCTGATGAGATGACCGGCGATTCAAATAGCAACATTGCAATTGGGCCAGATGCACTTGGACAAGAAGCTAGTGGTGCGGATCACTGTATCGCAATTGGCCATGACGCATTAAAAGTGCAAAACGATGCGTCAGCAATCAACTTGGCAATTGGTACGTCTGCCGGTGACGCAATTACGAGTGGTACAAGCAACGTACTTATCGGCCATCAAGCTGGAAGCGCAGTAACAACAGCTAATAGCAACACCGTGCTAGGTCGTGGGGCTTTTGCCTCCGGTACTGGTGGGACAAATGTTGTAATTGGTTCGTTTGCAATGGACGGGGCATCAGGCGGAAGTGCTAATGTCGCTGTTGGGACAAGTGCAATGGGCGCAACCGCTGCCACTTGTGACAACAATGTAGCGGTAGGTAATGCCGCATTGTTTGCATTAAATAACAATGCTGCCGACAACAATGTAGCAGTTGGTTACAACGCCGGTCGTTACTACGAAACAACCGCATCAACAACGCCGGGTTCTGGAACACCAGACGGTGACAACGCAGCCAGTGCTAATTCAATTTACATTGGGTACGACACTCGCGCCTCATCGTCGGCTCCTGCTAATGAAATCGTCATTGGTCACACGGCTATATCCAACGGTGACAACACGATCACACTTGGTAACGACGACACGGGTGCAATTCACTGCGCGGATACATCAATCGCTGCGCTATCGGATCGCCGCATCAAACGTGACATCAAGGATACGAATGTTGGCTTGTCGTTTGTTGATAGGCTAACCGCTGTTGAATACAAGCGACTCAATCCCGCTGATTGGCCAGAGGAAATTCGGAGTCACCGTTACCGAGTTGAGGAACGGCAGGAACTTGTTACGCCAGCAGTAGAAGCTGCTGAAGCCGTGTACGAGGACGTTGTCGTTGTCGCGGCGCGTGAAGCTGTTGAGGAAGTCACGGAGACGATTGAACACCCAGCACAAGAGGAGGTTTGGGAGGACGTAATCATTCCTGCTGTTGAGGAACTTTCGGAAGAACGGGTAACTCAAACCGCGCAGGAGGAAATTACCGAGGAACGTGTGGTTCAAGAAGCACGCGAGGAAGTACGCGGCGAACGTCACAAGCACACCGAAACTGAAGTCACCGAAACCGTCACTCGCGAGGAGATCGTTGAACTTGATGGCAAGTGGGTGAAGCGCGAAGTCAGCGAGGAAGTGACTCGTATTGAGCGCACGCCGGTTTACGAGGAGTGCGACTTGTACAACGAGGACGGTACACAGTGTATGTGCTGCGTGACCGAGGCGCGTGATGCCGTAACGGAGGAGCGTCAAGTCGTTGACGAAAACGGTGACGGTGTTGTTGGTGAGGACGGCAATCCGGTGATGGAAACCGTTGAAATTGAGCCAGCAGTTGAGGCGGTACACGAACCCATGAAGCACAAAGTGCCTGTCATGGAGGAGTACGTCATTCAAGAAGCACAAGAGGAGGTGCGTGAGACTGTTGTTGTGCAGGAGGCACGCGAGGAGGTTCGCGAGATGGTGGTGGTACGCGAAGCTGAACCGGAACGTACTGAACGGCAGTTAGTATCACCGGCTGTTCCAGCACGAACTGAAGTGCGCGTGATCACACCAGCCGAGCCAGCAGTTGAGGAAGTTGTTGAACGGCGCTTGGTCAAGGAGGCGGTTGAGGCACAAGAAGCTGTTTACAAGACGGTGACTGTACCGGCTGACGAACGTCCAGACGACGATGACACGGTTCGCTTGGGACTTGTCGCACAGGATGTGCAAACCGCGATGACTGAAGCTGGTGTTGAATTTGATTTGGTGACTACCGGCGCGAACGGAAAGCTGGCGGTGAAGTACAGCAACTTGGTGATTCCGCTGTTAAAGGCGGTGCAGGAGTTGAGCGCAGAAGTGAAGGCTTTAAAGGGGTGATGAGTGGATGTCGAAACAATAAAAACGCTTGGTTTTCCAGCGGCTGCTTCAGTTGCATTGGGTTATTATATATGGCGAATGACCCAATTTTTGCTAAATGATTTAAAAAATAGCCTTGGCGAAAATCGTGATATTTTAATAAAATTAATAGACGCTATAAACAATGTTAAGGCCGACCAAACGCACCGAATTTGTGAACTTGAACAACGGGTCGCGGAAATGCGCGAACAACATCGCAATTATAATAATTTGCTTATGGGCAATGCTGGTGGGGATCGGGTGCATAAATCTGAAAGACGCTAAAAGTTTTGAAATTGATAGTCCATTCGTGGACGTCGAGTACGAAGCAAAACAAAATGGAAACAACGGAAACTAAATCGGAAACCGTTAGCATTAACGGGGTTGAACACAACGTGGCTGATTTGTCGCCACAGCAGTTGACACTTGTCCAACACGTCAGTGACTTGGACGGCAAGGCTCGTCAAATAAACTTCAACTTGGAACAGACGCTGGGTGCGCGAAACCATTTTATGGGATTGCTCACGCAGTCGTTTGAGGAACCAGTTGAGTCGGACAGCGAGTGATAGCACTTGATGACATCAAAGTTTGCCTAGCTTCCGTCACGAGCGTCGGAACGTGGTGGCTGAACATGGATATCATATTGAAGTGTGCAGTTAGCTTGGCAACTTTGGTGTACATCATTATTAAAATCGCAAAGCTGATAAAATAATGTCGATTCCAAAAGCATATAATAAGCCGCGTCGCATCAAAAAAGGCGAACCAGGATATGGACGCAAAAAATTTGTTGTTAACGCAAAGCAGGGGTCGAAAACCAAAGTGATTCGATATGGTGATGCGAACATGGAAATAAAAAAGGATAATCCAAAGCGCCGCAGCAACTTTCGATCACGTCACCGTTGCGATAGTAGTCCACCCAGCAAATTAAGCGCACGCTATTGGTCGTGTAAAAAATGGTAATATGAGTCTGTATAAAAACATAAACGCTAGGAAAAAAGCGGGAACTTCACGTTCCAAAAAAAATACAACTATATCGGCTAAAACGTATGCAAATATGAAAGCTGGTAAAGGCGGGTTCGCAAAAAAACGAAGCAAAAAATAATATGCCAAACGTAAAAGGCAAAAAGTTCGGGTACGGTAAAAAAGGAATGGCTGCTGCAAAAAAGCACGCGGCTAAAACCGGCTCAAAAATGACAATGACAAAAAAACGAAAGTGATTATAAAATGCTGAAAGGTAAAAAAACTTACTTCACTGCCGGTGCGGCCGTGATGACAGCGCTGGGATTATATTTCGGCGGGGAGGCTGATTTGACAGTCACGATCAACAGCATATTCGGTGCGCTAATGGTGATATTTTTGCGGAAGGGGGTAGCTTCTTCTGAAAAAATGAATTCGTAAAATACTGACATGCCGGACATACAAATACGCACCGCTGACGAGTTGCAAACTGGAGTTTCGCTGCAACCAGCGGACTTTCACAATTTAGTCAACAACGCCTCGGTGCAGTCCGGTGTGATTGCTGACCAAAACGAAGTTTCTTCGCTGGAATCAGCAGACGAAATATTAGTTAAGGAAAACAGCAGTGGGTCGCTACGTAAAATACAATGGTCAAACGTAGCGGCTGAAGTTGCTGCTGATTTTTCACTGACTACCAGCAGTGTTGACGAGGGGAAGTCAGACTTTTACGAGAACTGGGATACCCCTGACACTGCCAAGTCGCGATTGGTGACTGATGGGTTTTTGCCTATCACAAAAGCGGCCACGTCGGAACATCCTGTCGTCGATGTGATGGCATATGGCGCGTTGGCTGATAATACTGGCACGGTAGTGGCCCAGTGGCTGACAGGCGGCACGTATGATCGTGGTTATTCCAACTTGGCTGCGATCCAAGCGGATTATCCGTGGGTTGAATCATTATTTGATACCATTGATTTTGCAGCGTGCCAAAAGGCGCTTGATGTTGCGTGGCAAAAAATTAAAGCCACTTATGGCAAGGGCGAAAACACGGCTGGCGGTTTGCAAGCGCAGTCCAGCAGTGACAGTGAATTGGATAAATCGCGCACTGCACGGGCTGTCACCGTTTTGTTTCCGGCTGGTTGGTACAAAATCAACAAGACGCTAATTGTACCACCAAGCTGCAATGTTCAAGGTTCGGGGTCTGGCAGCACGGTTATCCGTTATACCGGTGACACATTCACTAGCACCGGAGTCAAAAAAACCACTGACTACACTGATTCGATCACCGTTGGGGGAACGACATACAATTTAAGCCGCACGTTAAACGAGCGTAAGTGGAAGTATTATTCGGATAAAACTGATTACAAAGTTCCGCTACGAATCAACGGCATGCATTCGGTCATACTAGTGCGTGATGAACTGACCTATACTGCCGCTAATGCAACTACTGGTATTTACCATGCAGTTGGAACGGTAACCGCAGGGGCCAGCCTATCAGCAGCAACGACGTTCACAGTTGATAACGCAAGCGGGTATGCTGAAGGTGCTACATCAATTGCATACGACAGCGGTTCAACGCTTTCAGCAACTACCTTTTACGCTGAAGGAGGCAGTTACTACACCAGCACAAACGACCTAGCTTCAAGCGGCACACTCACGGGTGGTACGTTAACAAATCCGTTTAGCGGCGCTTATTACGAAGACGGGGTTGACGACAATGAAAAGTTTTATGCACAACAAAGCCTAACTGTTTCATCAACTGGTCAACGCATATATCCTGGAACTAAAATTAATTTTCCAAATGGCGTGTTTGTTGTAGCCGCAAACGAAGCGGCATCATCAACTGCATTAGTTGGGTACGTTGAGTCTGGTTCAATCGCCAGTAGCGATGTAGGAACCATCGATGTTTACTCGCAGGGGTATAACCCAACAGGGTCTGAACAAGCTGCTGATGAATCATTAGCCGGAAATAAAAACCGTGTGCGCGACATGGACGCCGGTATTAGTGGCATCCAGTTCAGCAGCTACGTTGAGGATAATACAATTGGATTGTGGTTGCCGGGTTTCACGCACGAAAACAACAAGTACAATGACTTGGCGTTTCGCGGTTTCAACTCGTTTGCCAGCAGTGACATCAGCGGGACTCCCAGCAACGCAAGCAAGGGAATGTTTGGGGTGATGCTGAACAGCGGTAGCTCAAACCAAACTCGCACGCTTGGTGTTGATTTAAAATTTTTAGCCAACAAGTTTGAAGCATGTTATGTGGGACTGTTGGCGACCGGCGATTCGCAGGGGATCATATTCAGCGACAATCATGTTCGGTACTCGCGTTTTGGCGTCCGCATGAACGGGTTGCATCACACGGTATCGAATAACCGATTTGACGGGTTCACTGCAAGCGGCAGCGGTGACGACTACATACCCCATCGCATCGGTGAAACTGCTGTTTACTTGCGGTATCCGGTTGGATGCATAATCAACGGTAACAGCATTGAACACCAGCAGCGTGCAGTCGAGTTGTACGGCACGACCAACGTCAGTGTTAATGGCAACTCGATAACCGTTCCCGATCCGTCCGGCCGAACCGGTACGAGTCACGACTACACACAAACGCATGGATTTGTTGTACATGCGACGGCTGTTACTTACGCGTATGCGGAGGACGGTGACGGCGATGCATACCGGCACAACGCTGGGCTGCTTGTCACCGGTAACAACTGGAAGTACAACGACTACACACCGGCAACATATTCGCCGCTGTACATTAACGGACTTACCACAAACCGCGTTTACGGTTCAGCTTATGGCAATGGCAGTTGGCCAACCAACATAGCAATTGAAACGCTGCGTACTGACAGTGCGTCGAACCCAAATCACAGTCAGCATTTTGTTGTAGATGAAAACGGGCTGAACAAAATACATACTGTTTTCACTAACAAGGGACTGCACACTGCGCGTAATTACGGGTTGTTAAGTATTGCGGATTGTTACGGGATTGTGCGTGGAACAATTACCACAACAGCCGGTGATTACATTGTCATACTGCCAAATCCAAAGTTAAACGATGCGCCTACCAACCCAATGTTGTCAGGTAACAAGTTTGATTTGAGTGTCGCTTCAGCCGGTACAATGTCTGACAGTGATAATACTTCAATTAAAGTGCGAACTGGCTCAACAATTACAGCATTGGCAAAAGTTGGAGGTGGTGACAATCGCCTACAAGTTACCACTGGCACAATGCACGGATTGGAAGTTGGTGACAAAGTTGACATCATCGATGTTTCAAATACCGGCGAATCCAGTGGAACTTTTAACGCGGAACACACAGTTGCTGTAGTTGATAGTTCAACACAATTTACAGTCACCACAACAATCAGCGGTGCAATTAGTGCGGCAACTTCAAGTGGCGTCATGGGCGCTGCACTTACTCAAAACGGCATTACAAATGGCTCAACAATAGGAAACGAAGTGCAACTTTATTACGGTGGTAGCGCTTTCGCTTTAAAAACATTTAGCGGTATCACATTGGACAACATTGCTGGGGAATCCGGTCATTACGCAATTAAATGACGAAACTCGAAATAGCTAATTACGTTGGCGAGAAGGTGCATAGCACTGACAGCGATAGCATCGCCGTTTTCAAGCAGTTCGTGGATCGTCGTTACGAGATGATTTGGAACGCTGAGTTGTGGCGCGAATCGCTTGGCACGTATTCAACAACTGTAAGTGCTGGCACGGATACAGTTGATTTAACAATTGAAATGGATTTTCCAGTATCTGCGTACTGGGACGAGCGCGAAATTACCCCAGTTGATTACCAGCGCGTTTTTCAAATTAACCCAGCTTTATTGGATGAGAGTGGGACGCCAACCGACTTCATCGTGTTGTCCAAGTCAGTAAGCGCCAGCGGCACACGTCCACGAATCAAGCTGGTGCGAGTGCCTGACCAAACTAAAACTCTGTTAGTGTTGGGCAAGCTGGTCATTACGCCGTTAGGTGATTCCGATTCGCCTACAATTAGCGGGATCGACAACGCGCTGGTTACATACGTTGAAGCTGATGCGTTGGAGTATTTGCAGCAGTACGCAAAAGCACAGGCAAAGTTGCAGGAGGCGGGAGCGCACATGCAGCTTATGCGGGACATGGAAAAAAATCAATCAGCGCGGATGATCCAGCTTGTGCCGGATGTTGAGGTTGCTTGGACACAAAATGATTTTCGGTAATGCCACGATTTGCGTCCAACCAGCTTGATGAGCCGCTAGTTTTTGACGACACAATTTCATTTGTCGGAGGGCAAGTCAGTGATGTTCGCCCAAATCTCCTAAACGACAACCAGTACAGTGACGCAAAAAACATGGACGTTGATACGTTCGGAACTGTCGTCACTCGTAAAGGAACGGTCAAACACCCAAGCACGGCGCTAACCAATAACATTCAAGGTTTAGCGTATTATGACCGTCCAGTTACATCGGTTGAAAAACTGGCATGCGTATCGAACGGTGGGTTTTATTTAGCTGGGGCAAGCGACTCAAGTTGGACGCAAGTCACCGGCACGAACAGTTCGTTCAACACCGGCAACATGGTGGACATGGTTCAGTTCGTGGACAAATTGTTCATCGTTGATGGTGCAAACAACTTGCGGTATTACGATCCTACTGCCTCTCCTAAAATCCAGCAAATAGCCAGCCCAACTGGGTTGAATTTAATTATGGACGGGCTGGTATCACACGGCAACAGGCTGTTTGGTTTTGGTGTTGATGGTCAGGAAAATGACGCCATCATTCACAGCAAGGTAATTGACGCTGACCAAACGTCATCGTGGTCAAACAATCAGCAGTTTCGAGTTGGTGGCCATTCCGGTGATCCGGTGGTCGCGCTGTACAGTTGGGCTAACAACAATCTAGTTGTGTTGAAAGAGGCCAGCGTCTACCTAGTCAACGCTGACCCGTCCCTGCTGGTTGCATCCAATTTTACAATTACGCAAATCAGTGATCGTTTTGGTTGCGTTGGTCGCCGCACGGTCGCCGGAGTAAGTGGTGACGTGTTTTATTTGTCGCGCTTTGGCGTCATGTCAATTGGCCAAATATTGAATGGCGCACAAACCATTGTGCAACCGCAGCCGGTATCAACTCCGATTCGCGATTACATCGAGCGCATCAACTGGGATCATGCATCAAAAGCGTGCGCCACTTTCTGGAACAACCGTTATTTGCTGTCCGTTCCAATAGATGCATCGACGACCAACAATTACACGTTTTGTTTCAATACGATTACAAAATCCTGGACAGGATATTGGACAGGATGGACGCCGACAGTTTTTGCGGCGAGCGCATTTAGCGGACAGTTGCGACTGAACTTTGGTCAGCACGACGGCAAAACGCTGAAGTGGCTTGAGTACACGGCGCAAAACGATGAATCCGACAGCACGTTCAAGGACGATGGCGCGTTTTATCCGTCATTTGTTAAGAGCCGTGGGTTCGTGTTTCGCGAGCAGCTAAACGACAAAATAGGACGTAACGCTGAATTTGAATTTAACAACAGTCGTGCGCTGGTTGACGTGTTCCAGATACGGGATGACGTGCTGACCGAACAGCGGCTGAACACTGAAAAAATTGACACGGCTGCTGGTAGCGGAGTGGTGCTGCCAAAAGCCTTGCCGTTTGCGTTTGGCCAGACAGAGGTGGTGAAACGCGCCTACTCAACGATCAGCAAAGGCACTTTCAACCAAGTGCAGTATCGAGTTGAAGCTGATGAAAACAAAATCCAACTGCGCGGCATCAAGGCGAGCGCCATTGTCATGGGTCTGGACGCTGAAAAGCGGTAGCTGGAGGTGTGTAAGATGGTAGGTAAGATTCGGTTTTATGGAACTGCTAAACAAGATGCCGGTTGTAAGACCGGTCAAGGATAGGGATGAGTTTATACGGTTAAACAATGAAGCATTTGCTGATGATCATTTTGCAATCACGCCAACTCACGTTTTTGAAAAAAGCGGTGAAATTGTCGGGTATGCCAATGTTGGCACAATGGTTCCGGTAAACACTTGGTTTCATTCAAAAAAATGTAAAGCGAGGGACAGTATGCAGATTATTAATGTATTGGAAAACATGGTTCGGGTTAACGGCGCAAACATGCTGGTAGTACCAGTGTCAAATCAGTCGCCGTTTCTTCCAGTGATGAACCGTCTGGACTATGTAAATATGGGAAGTGCGAATTTAATGATCAAAAGTTTATAGTAAAATGGGATGTTGTTCAGACGAACCCGACTACGGCGCAGCGGCACGCGAAACAGCGGCTGCTGATATTGAGACGCTTGAGGCGCGAAAAAAAATGGATCGCTTGGCACGGCTGGGCGAAAAAGGACTTGTTGAATACAAGGATGCGTCGGGCCGAAGCAGAGTCACTGAAGCTGATTTTACCGGCATTGGTGACATTGACTTGTCGCGTGCTGATTTGGATTACTACATCGAAGCCGCTGACCGAATTGCTGAAGCCGGTTTAGCGAGCGCTGAAAAGTTTGGCGTTGCCGTAGTCGAACAGCGCCGCCGCGAACTGGAAGCAGCCGATCCGGAGGGGTTCAAGATGCGGCAGGACATGGCTAAAAAGATCATGGAGGGGCCGGAAAAATATTTTACCCAAGCAGCAGAAGCGGCAATTCAAGGCACACGCGGCGCACAAGCGGCACGCGGTAATTTGTTTGGCAATGCACCTAGCGTGCAGGAGGCGATGGCAGTTGGTGATGTCGGTTACCGCATGTACCAGCAGCAGCTTGCAAACATGGGTGCGTTTGGTGCGGGGGTGGCTCCGACAGCGCAGTTCGGTCAATTGAGCGGAGCGCAACAAGGTGCTGCACCGTTTCAAGGGACGGGTATCCAACAGTCCAATGTCGGTGTGATGAGCAATAATCAATTCGCACAAACTGCTGGAAATATTTACGGAAACCAAATGCAACTAGCACAACAGGGAAGTCCGTTTAGCCAAGTGGCTGGCATGGCTGCTGGGTTGGGGCTGACTGCGTTAACCGGTGGTTTTGCCGGTATGGCTGGGGGAACCACATTCGGTAAAGGAGTAGGCAATATTTTTGGGGTAACAAAACCAACGTAACATGTCGGAAGCGTTTTCAAGAGGGTTAGGAATGGGCATGAATTTGGCCCGTGATGTACGGTCAGCAAATTTAGCGGCTGCTGAACGACGTGAGCGAAGCAAGTATCGTCAACGCGAGGATGCGCGTGCTGAACGTGCTGCTACCCGTGCTGATAAAGCGCTGACGTTACAAGAGAATCGGGACAAGCGTGATGAACGCGCCAGCAAGCGTGACAAGCGTGAAAGCGACGTGCGTATCAAGTCGCTGAAAAGCGGCATGAAGCGGAGCCGTAAAAAAGACAAGTTACAGTCGAAAGAATCTAAACTGTCGCGGCAGTTATTGGGACAGCAGTTGCAAGCTGCTAAACGAAAAAACAGGCAATCAAAAAACCCAACCATTAACAAGTTCCGCGAAAACGCTGCTGCGTTGGAAGACTATAAAAAAATGCTGCAAGCTGCTGATGCCAGACACGCAGCGCAACTGGCTCCGGTGTTGCAACAACTAGAATCAATGGAACGCGCTGGCAACATGCTTCCGCGCGATGAGTATTTTAACATTGTTGCAGTGCGGGACAGCATGATTAACCAGCACAAGGACTTTAAAGCCGGATTGGAACAGGCGTTTATGTCGGCAAGCAGCCAACCGCATACGGGTACATATTCAATCAGACCGTTTCAAGACCCATTTGGTGGCGGCATTAGCTACGGAGTCGTTGGCGAAAACATGTCAGCATCTGAAGTTGAATCAACGCTTGGTAAATTTCGTGAAGCTGGGACTCCTGCGACTTATGGAAATACTGGCACACCAGCGCAGCCGGTTCAGCCATCATTTGAAGACACTATAATCAATGACATAAACGCCCAGCGGCAAGGAGTGCGTAATTAAAATTTATGAACAGTGTCGTCGAATCAGCGCGTAGGCAGTACGGCGAAAAGTTTGCAGACTTTAGCGACGAGGAACTAACACTATCAATCGGCAAAAACTACCCAAAGCTGTTGGGTAAATATGAGGATTTTGCTGACGACTTTAGTTCGATTCAAGCTGACCGTAACGAGGACAGTGGATTTTTTAACAGCGCCCGAAACGCATGGTTGCGAGGATCGAACCAAGCTGCTGTTGCGGACGTTTTAGTTGGCGAAACATACGGGGGGAGATGGACTGACGAGGATCGTTTCGAGGAAATGGCGCTGGCTAATCGCCGTTCGGAAGCGCTGAAAGGCAGTGAAGCGTATATCCAGTTTACGCAAGCACCGGAAAGCGAAAAAATTGGTCGCTTCTTTACTGACCCGTTTGAAATTGGTGGTCAGATCATAATTGAATCACTTGCTGCACAAGTAAACTTTGGGGCCACCCGAACTGCCGTTGCAACTGGTGCTGGGGCGGCTGCTGGGTCAGTAGTTCCAGGAGTTGGTACAGTCGCTGGGGCTGGTGTTGGTTTTGTTTCCGGTCAGGCGATCACCACGCTGGGTGTTTCGTATGGCAGTAAGTTCAACGAGATGTTGATCAACGAGGGGGTTGATGTACGCGATGCCGACGCGATTCGTGACTCATTACAAGACCCGCAATTTGTGTCCAGCTTGCGTGACAAGTCGCTGAAGTACGGCGTGCCGGTTGCGGTGGTTGATATGCTGACGATGAAGCTGGGTGGCTTGGTGACTGCACCGGCTAAAAAACTAGGAGTTGAATCCGTGGGCGGTTCCGCTGGTGAAGCTGCTGGTCAGTTGGTTTCAGAGGGGAAAATTACTTCACCCAGCGAGGTGCTAATTGAAGGCGTTGCCGAGCTAGGTGTTGGTGGCGCACAACAGTCTGCACTGTCCGGCATCAACATGTTGAAGGACAAGCAAGTTCAACAGGACTTGAAGGAGACGCAAAGCAAGTCCGACGAGTTGCGTAACGCACGCGAAAAGGAGGTGCTGGACGCGTACAACGCCGAAATGGAGGCGCAACAAACTGTTGATCCGGAACTTGGCCCCATGACGGAAGTCGAGGGGGTCACGGTCACCAACATCGATGCAAATGCCGGTGAAATTTTGCAGGAAGGATCAGTTCCGAACAAGGTCGTCAAGGAACTGGATTCCACCAAGTTTAGTGATTTCAATGAAGTCGTGTTCATCGACAATGATGACCACACAATGGCTGGCGTCACAGGGATTGGCCGGTTGGTTATCAACGTCGGTAAACTCAAAAAGCACATAAAAGACAATGGGCTGGATGCCGACGAATATATCCAGAAGCTGATACAAGAGGAGGCGATACATGACGCACACCTAAAAAGCATATTGGGTGAGTACGACGCCAGCACGACGGAACAATCATTTACCGAGTTTGCAGCCGAACGCTTTCAGCGGATTGCAAACGAAATGACCGACGAACAAAAAGCGTATGTCCGCAAAGTTTACGGTCAGGATTTGGAGGACGCATCGATGGGTGCGGAGTATGTTCGCATGTTGGTGCAGGAGCGCCGTCATGGGAGTATCACTGAAAGTTTATTGTGGAACGAACTGGGACTGAAACCAGCGCCAGCCACACGCAACTACTTCCGTCGCGCATTTGATTTTATTAGGCGGCGCGTCAAGCGGGACAACGTCGATCCGGACACTATCCAAAACGAAGTCAACAACCTCGTTGGCATATTGCAGGATATTGAAGACCGGTCAAACGATATGGGCGACGTGGAAATGAACCGCGCCCAAGCTGCTGAAACAGCGGAGTCAGTTCAGCGTCAGGAACAAATCGAACTGCAACGCGCTGAAGATGCGACGACAAGCGCTGGCATGGAACAGCAAGCCAGCATCGAGGAGCAGCGTGCTGCCACGCAAACTGATCCGCAAATGGAACAGCAAGCAGCAGTGGAACAGCGACGTGCTGATGCGCCTGTTACTGATCCGGAAGTTGCGCGACAGGAACAAATTGAAATGGAACGCGCCCAACGTCGTGACGTTACCGGCGTGCGCCAAACACAAGACCCAATCGGGCCGACTCGACCACCGGTCAAATTGGAGTGGCAGTCGTTGGAGGACATTTTAAATGAACCGCTCGTTGTTACCGGATCGCCTAAAGTGATTCCCAGTAGCGAGGTGATTGACCAGCGCCGCACTAAACAAGTTGAAGCTGGCAAACTGGATCAACAACCAGGATTTCAACGCACAGCGGAACAATCTGCTGAACTTGAACAAAAGCAATTTACCGAACAGCAGGAACAACGCGGTGAAGCTGAACGGGTGCAGCCGGAGCCGTTGCGACCACCGGAAGGCGCATTTCAAGAAGCTCAAACGACTGCTGAACCGGTAACTGAAACGACTGCTGAACCAGCGACTGAAACGCAGCAGCAACCGACGCAGCAGGAACAAGTGCTGACTGACGAGGAGAATCAGTTTGTTGAAAATATTTCCAACGCGTATGCCGGTAAAAGATTTTTCAACCAGACTGCGCGAGTGGATGCCGCTGCAAGTGTTTCGACGGATACAAAATTGCAGCTATTGAAAATGCGGCAAAGCGGCAAGCTGGACGAAGCACGGTTCCAGCAAATGGCTCGTACCATAGCAGCAAACAAAGCGCGTGACATTGGTCGTGTGCAAAAACGTCGATCAAAAGAAACGACGGTGGACGAAAACGAAACCGGTGAAACAGTCATTGATCGCGAGGAGGCGACAGCACCGTCACCGGAAGAAACAATTCGTACGCGCGAACGGTTACAACGAATTTCAAAAGCGATTGATGAGTTACCCCCAGCGCAGCGCGAAGTTATGCAGCTTGCATTGCAGGAACTTTCGCCAGCCGAAATAGTCGAACGAACGGGCAAGTCGCGCCAAGCAGTGGATACCAACTTGTCACGGGCGCGAGCGAAGCTGATGAAGCAGCCGGACTTGATGCTGAAAGCAAGCACGCAGGGCAAACCGGATGCAGCAAAAGCCAAGTCTGAACTGCGTGAAGTGTTGAACGAGGTGAAGGAGTTGATGAAAACCGCTCCGTTTGCTGTCCACAACATGCCGGTTGAACAGGCGATCCGTCAGGTGCTGGACGCGCAGTCACCGGAACAGCAACGTAAACTGGACGCTGAAGTGGGCGTCAAGACGATGGACGATGTTGACCGGATATTTTCACCGCTTGAACCCGATAAGCCGTCACTGGGTGAGCGCCTGCGATCCGCAATCGAATCATTCAGCACGAATTTCCTGACACGGTTTGCGCCGTTGAAGCAGCTTGAAAGCAAGGTGTTCAAGGTGATGGGTAAAAAAGCACCGCGCCTTGACCTCGCACGTAAGTTTGAACAGTTGGCCGGATCACCGGCCCGTGCTGAAAAAATGATGATGGATTTCCACAACGCAGTGGTTAAACCCATCAAGGGTCTGGAGCAGCAGTTTAATCGACTGATGTTTTTACGGCGCACACGCCAGCGCTTGCAGGATAATCCGGAGCGCAAACGCGTGGCTGATTACTCGCTGTCGGATGTGACAAAGCTGTTGGAGGAACTGGAAGCATCGATGTCGCCGCAACAGATGCAGCAACTTGAGTCGGCTGTTGATCAATACCAGGAATTCATGGCTGCGATACTTCGCATGCAAATGAACAGCGGACGCATATCGCAGGAGACGTTGAACAACATAGTGGAGTCGAATGATTTTTATGCGCCGTTCGTGGTGCTGAAACATTTGGAAGACTCGGAGTCAACTTCAGCAACTGGTCAGCGCATCGATACCACAAAGCAGTTGGCGCAAATGATCACCGGCATCGATGACACGGATTTTCGCTTGGGTAATTTCATTGATGCTGCATACGAGCGAATATTGACCGGCTACATGTTGGCCGACAAAAACCTCAAAATGCAGGAACTGTATGCGCTGTCACAAATCGATGAGTCTGGATTGGTTCGCGAGTTGAAGGAGACGAAAGTCGGAGCCAAAAAGACGGTGCGTGAAAAAGCTGATCACGAAGTTTCCGTGTTTGTTGACGGCGAACAAAAGCACTTGGCTGTGAACCGTGAAGTGGCACGTTCCATCGAGGGGTTGAACGCGCAAACAACCGGCATGTTGGCGAAGGCGATGGCTGTCACCTCCAAGCCAATGAAAGCAGGGGCTACGACATGGAACTTGGCGTTTCAATTTGTAAACTTGTTTGCGGCTGATATTCCGCGATTGGCAATGATAAGCAAATATGGATTCCGCAGTCCGGTCGATTTAGTGAGGTTGCCATTGGATTACGTCTACAGTTTGTTTAGTTCGTTTACTGGCAACTTTGGCAGACCAAACGCCTTGTATAAGGATTTTTTAAATAGCGGCGCAGCACGATCTACAATGCAACGCGAGCTAACACCAAGCCTGTTTGAAGCACAAATTGATGAATCGGGATTGATAAGGAACAAGCCGAACGAACGAAAGTTTGAGCCAAGTGTGAAAGGCTTGTTTGCGTTAGCTGGGACAATTGCAAACAGTATTGAAGAAACGTCGAAGCTGGTTGGACTGAAGCGCGGGATGCGAATTGAAAAGCTGGCTGGCATGACTCCGGAACAGCAGCGTGAACGCATGGGGGAAATAGTTGCTGAAGTGCGAAACTACGCTGGATCACCTGACTTTGGTCGCCAAGGTGCTTTGACAAGGGCCGGTCAATTGAACTTGGTGTTCATGTATTTTAACGCACGCATACAAGGCATTGCTGCTGACTTGGGCCGCTTGGTTGGGAGAGACGGTGGCAAAAACGCAGCTTTGGCTCATGCGCGATTGGCTGCTGCTGTTGGGATTCCCACTGTTACATTATGGGCGCTTAACAACAGCGACGAGTTCAAGGAGGATTACGAGGAGATACCGGAAAAGGACAAGGAGAACTATTGGCACATCCCAACTGACCAGTTTTTTGTGAACGACGAGGGTAAGCGGATTCGCGACTATTACCGGATACCAAAACGCGAAGTGTCAAAGTTGTACGCTAACATTGTTGAATCCTCGATGAAGTTTTTGGAAACACGGGAGCCGAAAGCGTTAAAACAAATGGGTGTAGTGTTTTTGGAAAACATTATGCCGGTCAGTGTGACAGGTGAAAACATGGAGGAACGTGTTGAGTCTGTATTTAGCAGCTTGAACCCGCTATTCAAGGGGCCATTGGAATTTGGGTTGAACAGAAACATGTGGCAGCATCGCGACACTGTTCCCGAATACTTAAAAGCGGCTTCACCGGAACAGCAATATTTTAACAGCACACCGCAAATATTTCGTACAATTGCCAAGGAAATGCCGGACGCGTTACCGGAATCGTTCCGATCCCCGCTGATGCTGAAACAGCTAACCGGCACAATGACGGCTGGATTGTTCACGCAGTTTTTGCCGCCACGGGAAACCAACCGCAAACCGCTTGGTGTGTTCAGCGATCAGTCACCGCTGTTCCGGCGCTTCATTCGCAGCCCGTATGTGAACGAATCCGAAACTGAAAAGCAATTAAAGGCAATTGAGCGAACGGAAGCGGATCGTCAATTGGAGGAACGCCGTGCCGTTGACCAGTTTATTGAAGACACGAAGGGGATGTCATCGATGAACCGTATGATCCGCGCTCGCCAAGCTAGTGGTGGAAGTCGGACGCTTTTTCAAAAATACAAAAAAGCAATTGAAGACGATTCCAATTTGACCACACGCCTCGACAAGCGCGTTCGCGGACTGTCGGTTTCGAGCGGTGCGCGATCCATGTTCATCATGCAGCAAATGGAAGGCATGCAGTACGCTGGCAAGGTGGAGTACTTGCGAGGGTTGTTCCAAAAGCGGGTGATCAGTGGGCAAGTTGCACAACAAATATTCGCTGAAACTGGCATCAGTCCAAGCGAATATACCCGCTAATAATCCGCAAACGGTTCACGTCAGGTTCACGCTGGCCCCTGCCTCATGCAGGAAATTTGCGTATTTACTCCGGAAAAATGAAATTTAGTACCAGTGGAGGGACTCGAACCCAGAGTAATGCAAGTGTAGTACATTGTGCTTTTTTAAACCAAACCGGAACAATTAATGTCAATATGTTTGGGGTGTGATTTGTACTACAATTTAGCGCGTTTATCAACTAGCTGATTGGTAAATACTTACGTTACCGCCGTTATCCTGCACGCGGTTCACGTTGAGTACACGTTCGATTTGGTCAGCATACTTCCACGCCATATTGTGGTTGTACAGTTCGTGGATTTTAGCCGAGCTATGACCCACGATATTCATGCTAACCCGCTGATCCAGTTCCTGAGTCATCCGTGTAATGTAGGTATTACGCACGTCATGCGGCGTCGCCTTGACTCCAATTTTTGCTGCAAACTTTGGCCACATTTGAGTCCAATATTTGGTTCGTGTTGACCCCTTCCACGGCGCTTTCAAATACATGCCACTGCCATGTTCGCTTTCCGGTTTGTAATTTTCCAGGAAGTCATACAGCGCTTGCGGCATGTAGGCGTTGTGGTCATCGGAGTTTTTATTCAGCAACCACACAACCTTGTCCGCAAATATTGCGCTGCCAATTTTTAGTTCGGACGCTGCGCTGATTCTTGCGCCAGTGTAATACATGATCATGGTCACGAACATCCACTCGTTGTACCACGGCGCATTTGAAAACTGCTGGCCACCGAACAGCAACAGTTCCACCTCGTTGTCAGCCAGTGACCGGTGCTTGTTTACAGTTTTCGCTTTTTTGTAGTAAGCGTCAGCCCAGTAGTTTTTGCAGTCGATCCCCAACTTGTCCTTGGCAAACGTCCATAGCTGGCCCAAGTCCGTGCATTCACGGTTCCATGTGTGCTGAGTGACCGGATCGCCGTTCGGGTTATCATTTTTTTTGCGGTTGTTGCGGTACGTCAATGTCAGTTCCGGCGTCAGCGACTTGACCCCAGTAATGCCGTGCGCCAAACAACGCTTGAGCCACAGTTTGGATCGCTCCTTAATTTTGACATACGTCAACTCCTTGACCGCACCAGCTTCAAACTGTTGCTGGTAATGGCTAACATATTTTGGAATCAAATCAGTTAGCGCAATGTCGTGTACTGTACTAATACCTAGCTGCTTAAAAGCTAACTCGTTTTCAAATTTAATCAACCACGTTTCGGCGGCGCTGCCAGCAGCCGGACGTTTGCCACGGCTGTTGCCAATGCGGATGCCGGTGGACATGCGTTTCAGTATCCCGTTGCGCCTGAAGGCGCACCACCAGTACGGGCTGTCGGGTCGTCGGTATAATTCAGCCATTATTTTTTCCAGCTTGTTCCCCTGTTTGCTTTCATAAATTGACCCACTTTCACCAGTTCCAAATCACTGGCATGTGGTAATTTTTTTGGATCGCAGTCGATTAAATCGACGATTGTTTTTACAGCGGCATTAGTAAAACCATTGAGGGACATACCCAACAATTCAGCAGCTTTAATATAATTATCACGGTCACCGTGCGATACTCGCATGCTGTAATTCGTGTCGAGGTTTTTGTCCCTATTGCGTGGCCTTGCCATGTCAGCGCTGCATTGTGCTATCGCACTGTCAACAAGTCAACAAGTAAGTTTAGTAAGTGATATTAGTACATGTACTGCATATAAAACTCCATAGGACAGTCATTGTCCCTTCCGTGTGGTATTGTCCTTTTGTTGAGTTTTTTTAAAGTATACAAAAAAATGTTGACACATACCGAAACTAACCTAAAACTGACGGCAGCCGAAAGATGGAAACGTATTGTTGGGAGATAATACACAAAAGGACGGGGTTAAAATTGAGTGGAACGTACACTCAAAGCGAAAACAACACCGATGAAATTTGGAAACATTACATTACAAATATGTTAATGGATTTTAAAAACTTTATTGGGTACGGGGAGGACGACGATTATGAAATCACAATCACGGAAAATTAATTCGCGCCGTAAAGGCAAGGAAGGCGAACTGGAATTCGCTCGTTTACTCAATGATCGCTTTGGGCCGACAGCCAACGCAAGGCGATCGCAACAGTTTATGGGAACAGCGCAGTCGGCTGACATCACCAGCAATTTGCCATTTCATTTTGAGGTGAAACGCTGCGACAAGTTAATGTTTCGCGATTGGTGGAGCCAACTCCGCAGCGAAGCAACTGACAAGACGGGGGTACTTGCATTTCGATGGAACAATGGCCCGTGGATTATTGCAATGGACGCTGACGACTGGTGTAACGTCGTCCGTGAATCCGATTTTTTTTGCACTGAATGTGCTACAAATACCGAAACTAATCATGGCAGCAAAAACTAAAAAAACGGCTGCGGCAAAATTGACCGTGGATGAAATACTAAACCGCCCATTGCCGAAAGAGGCATTGCGTGAACTACCTCACAAAAAGGGGATGACAGCAATCACACCGATTTACGTCACGGATCGACTGAACGAGGCGTTTGGGCTGGGTGGCTGGCAGTTTGAGCCGGAAATTATCAGCGACTCGGAAAAAATGGTGATCATTAAAGGGGTGTTGACCGTTCCGGAAATGAACATTCGCATCGTCCAATTTGGTGGCAACGATAACCGTGATCGAGGCGACGCTTACAAGGGCGCAGCTACTGACGCGCTAGTGAAATGCGGCAGCTATTTGGGGATTGGCGCTCATGTGTGGCGAGACGATGCGCCTAGCGAGCGCGACGCGGCGAACGCTGATTTTAATCGCGTGGCAAAGCTGGAGGAGTTACTTGAAAAACATGAAGCTGATGTGAATCACTTTTTAAAGGAGTGTCATTGGATTGAAATCGACCAGACATTTCGTGACCTAAACAGTAGGCGTGCGGATGAAATACTGGAACGTCCGTCCGACTTTTTGGCGACCGTGCTGGCTGATAACAAGGAGGCGGCGTGAGCGAGGAGCGCGAACACCATCCGCACTCCCCTAGCAGTTGGGCGAAATGGCTGAGTTGCGCGGTTTATAAAAGCGGCCCAGTGGGGTTCGCGGCGTATCGAGGAACTGCCATGCATGACGAGTGGCAAAAACAACATCTGAAAAAATGCAAATCGAACTCACGCACGACGACCGCGAGCAAATAAGTTGGGCAACAGCCTACACGCTTGAGCAGTGCGGGTCGTCGCCGGTTGAAGTTGAAACGAAACTCGACATCCACGTTGACGGTAAATTTTTTACGTTCGGCTACGTAGACATGTACTGCGGCTCCAAACGTAAAATGTTCGATCTAAAAACCGGCAACCGCTACGACGACCGCGTACAGATGATGGGCTACGCGCTGGGTATTATGCAGCGCGACGATGTCATGGAGGTGGAGGTGCATATCATGTACTCCAAATCGCAAACTGTTGACCGGTTTGTGGTAACCCGCAGTGAGTGTGAGGACGTTGCACGTCAAGTGCGTGGTGCAGTTACAAACCCAACTAAAGCGCCTATTCCGTGCGACTATTGTGGTTGGTGCGAACATCAACTGTACTGCACTGCTGTCAGCGGCGCGGCACTAACTGTCATTGATCAGCAGGACGTGTTGGCGCAAGCGCGTGATCCCCGTGAAATCACAAACCCACTTCTGGCGGCAAGGCTACGCGCCTACGTGCCGTCGATTGAGGCATGGGTCAAAGCGCTGAAAGACAAGTGCGAGGAGTTTGATGAGTTGCCTGGATTTAAACGCGTGGTGCGTCAGGCGACGCCGAAAATAAAGGACGTGCGTGCGGTGTATTTGAAAATGGCCGGACACAACATTGATACGTATGGCATGCTGGACGCGTGCGACGTTAAATTTTCAAATTTAGTGCAGTTGTACAGCGAAGCGAACAAGTGCAGTAAAAGCGAAGCCGAACAATCCCTCACCGAGTTGTTAGGCGACTTATTGGAAGTCGGTGGAACCAGCCAATACTGGCGTAAAACTAAATAGTACATTACATTACAATCATATGTCGGACAGTTACAAGGCAAGCGACAAACCAGACAAAGGAGCGTTGTTTCCCAATAAAAAAAAGGAAAAGGACACTCAGCCTGATTTGACCGGAACACTCAACGTGGACGGAAAAATGTATTGGGTATCCGCATGGAAAAACAAAGCGCAGTCGAACGGAGTTGATTATTTAAAACTCGCGGTCACGGCGCAGGAGGAACAGTCATCGACGAAAGGCAGCGACAAGCTGTTTTAGACGATGACGAGGGGCTGGCCGGTGCTGATGTCGGCCAGCCCCAATTATCCATTGCCTCATGCCATTACGAATTAGCAATGGCCGTAATTCGCAGCGGGATATTAAGTTACATTTATTGGCGGCGATGCGGTTACATACGAGACGATGGATCAATAAACTGGGTAAGATACTGGCGCGAGTGGAAACAAAAACGGAAGAAGTGGAATTTCCGAACGATGGCTCCGAACAAAGCACGCATTCGACTTCGCGCTGTTATCATCGATAATGAATTTTACAAAAACGGAATACATATTTACTTAAAACTAATCGGTTATGAAAACGAAAACGAATGGCTACACGACCAAATTGCCTCGCGCATACACGGAGCGCACGAAGCGGATTATTAATGCTGTAGTCGAGGAGTATAATTTTAAAAACGAACGCGAGATGTGGAAATCGCCGCGTACCCCGCACAACTGTAGTGCGAGGTGGATCGTGTGGCACTACATGCGAGAGATGGGGATGCCATTTGAAATGATCAGTGGCTACACGGGTCATTCGCACGGCACTGTCATGCACGGTATTGACCGACTTAAATCCGATTTGGAATTGCGATCAAACGGGATGCTTCGCACGATTTATAAAAATATAAAAACAGCATTGACGTGAGTTTGGAGGCGATAACGTGGGCGTTCCGGCAGCAACTAACCCCCAGCGAAAAGCTGGTGCTGCTGACGCTTGCGGATTACGCCGACGACGAAAACAAATGCTGGCCCCGGCAGGACACGCTGGCCGAACGCACCGGACTCACTCGCCAAACCGTAAACGTCAAACTGTCATCGCTTGAAAAGGCGGGATTAATACGACGTGAACCGCGATGCCATACAAGCAACATAACTCACCTAAATATAATCAATGAAAAACCAAAAAAAACCAAACCACGAAAAGCCGCATTCGCCCCGCCGTCGCTTGACGCCGTGCGCGAATATGCGAAAAGCCGGAATGCTGAATCGCTCGCTGTTGGATTCCATGAGTACTTCACGGCTGGCAACTGGGTCGATTCGCGTGGAAATAAAGTAAGGAACTGGAAGCAGAAGTTTCTAACATGGGAAAAATACAGCAATGACCGATCCCAAACATCTAGCAGCCGTAATAACGGGACGTTCGCCGGAGCGAGCGACTATGCCACCGCAGCAGTTAAAGCCGGAAACGCTTGAATGGTATCGTGAATTTTTATCGTTCAACACAAACGGCGACACGGTGCTTGAAGACATGCTGACGCGCACCGCTGCGTTCATCAACGCATTCACGCATCACGACCATCGCAAGCGCTATTGGCTGACGCTGGCTGGTACGTGCGGAGTTGGCAAAACGCACCTAGCAAAAGCCGTGGCGAAGACACATCAGAACGTAGCTGAAACACCAGGCAAGTTTGTTCGATGGATCGATGCGCTGAACTACATGCGCGACGGTCACCACAATTATGCCGCCGAACTAGCACGCGAGTCGCTGCTTGTCATCGATGACATAGGCGCTGAACACGGCAGCGAATACGGCAGTCAAAAACTGTTAGAGGTGTTGGACAAGCGGCTGGGTAAATGGACGTTCATTACATCGAACTTAACGATGGAACGCTTCGCTGAAATTGACCGGAGAATAGCCAGCCGATTGGTACGGGATAACAACCAAGTGCTGGAGTGTGTGACAACTGACTACGCACTGCGTAACTAGACATGACTATAAAATCATACACCATTCCTACGTGGGGGAACATCGCGCACACATTGGTGCAGCCGCTGAGTCATTGGTCGTCACGCGATTACTGGTTCACGGACATACTCCTCTTAACCCACGGGTCACTGAAGCGTTTGACATTGCCGCGCTCACGGACAGGCGACGGTTTCGCAAGTTGCAAGTCAAGGGAAGCACGTACACAAACCGAGGCGGGTATTACGAATTTAACACTCGACGAGCGGACGGGAGGTTGTACCAAAAATGCGATGTCGATTACTGCGTTGTGGTCGCGATGGACATTGAAATGTGTTGGGTCATTCCGATCAGCAAAATCAAAGTTAAAAAAATTAACATCCATCCCGACAAACGCAACCAGTGGTCGCGGTATTTGGAACGCTGGGAACTACATTAGTACAGTACATGACACGCGAGGAAAGGCGGCAGGATCGTGAGCGAAAAAGATTTTGGCACGAACGCGGGAAGGCGCTCCTTCACGACCATAAAGCCACCGGCTCCGAACTCCGTGCCGCCGCCATTGGTGTGCGCCGAATGGACGCCAAGCTGGCTGAACAACTTGAATCAAAAGCGCAAATTCAAATTGCGCGGTTTAACCAAAAACACAAATGAAAAACAACGAACACAAACTGGGACATGAGTCCAGTACGATGGATGACGCGCTGTACGCAAACGCATTAAGCAGCCGCAAGTTTAGTAAAAGCATCGGGGCGAAAGCGGACATGGGAGGCATTTACGTTACTCATTGCCGCCCTGCTGGATCGAACAAAACGCGTGCAACTAACCGGCAAAAGAAACGGAGGCGCAAATGAGTGATTACTACGACCACGACGACGACTACACTGAATGGGAAGACGAATGTAACAAGTGCTTTGCGACATTCACAAATCAAGGACTGCACGGAATCCCGTGTCCACACTGCGAGGATGACGACGATGACGACAATGACTGACCACGAAATTATGGACATCGCACTGGCTGAGTTTCAGCATTTTGCTGCAAAAAAATTCAAGGCTGGAATCCAGGAACACAATCCGTTTGGCGACAAGGGTCTGGATCGCATGGCGATGATTCAAAAAATCAAAGCCTGTCAGGAGGAAGTCATCGACTTGTGGTTCTATCTAAAGGCGCTGGAAATCCATGAACGAAAACGGGAAGCGTGACTCACGTCGATTTATTCAGCGGCATCGGGGGATTCGCATTAGCCTGTCGCCACGTCGGCTTGAAAACTATTTGCTTCTGCGAAAGCGATCCATTTTGCCACCGGATTTTGGCCAAGCATTGGCCGGACGTTCCGATCATCGATGACGTTAAACAGTTCAACGGAAACGAATGGCAGCGGCCAACTTTGCTTACCGCTGGATTCCCCTGTCAGGACGCCAGCATCGCGCAAACACGACGTGATCGATCCGGATTGGATGGCGAGCGCACGGGCTTATGGAGCGAGTTGGTGCGAATTATTGGCGAGGCTAGACCGAAAGTTGCGCTGTTGGAAAACGTCCCAAACTTGCTTAACGGAGACGGGGGAGATTGGTTCGGACGAATACTGTCAGACTTGGCCGCGATCCGGTATGATGCGGAATGGCATTGCATACCGGCTTCCCACGTTGGCGCGAAGCACCAGCGGGACAGACTCTGGATCGTGGCCAACCCCCACGGCGAGGGATTGGAAGGACACGGGGAAAATGGAAAACGTGCCGGTCAATGGTTTGCTGGGTCGAGTTTTCCGGAAAAAATTTGGGATGAATTTGATCCCGAACTTTTGCGAGTGGCTGATGGGATTCCCAAGCGATTGGACAAACGCATCGAGCGACTCCGGTCGCTAGGCAATGCCGTTTGCGTTCCCCTCGTCATCGAAATACTCCGCGCTATTTTCAATCATCAACCCAGCGTCGGCCAGCGTTCCCCGAATCCGTTGCCGGATTAATTCCAGCGTCTGCTTGGAATAGTACGTTCCCTCCAATTCCAGGAGATCGGTAATCAGCGCATCCACCTCGATTATCGTGTCTCGATACACTACTGACCGGCTGGCTTCCGTGGCCATGCGTTCAAATATTACCGCGTTCCGCCGTTTAGTTTTTTCAGCATCCATTTCACAAAATCCGGATTGTCGCGCATGACGGTGCATTGTCCCGTGGTCATCAGCGTCACGATCCGCTCCTCCGTCAGTTCGCCGGTCATATGTAATCCGGCAAACAACGCGTGATTAATTTCATGCCAGATCGTGTCGGCCATTGCTGTCGGTTTTTGATCGCGGCAAACAACGATTGTTTGCGTGCTGGTGTCACACGATCCGTGTGAGTCGGTAGCCGTTTCAATATCCCGATTCACCCAAACTAAATCGTAATCCAGATTTAGGATTTTAAGGCGTTTTGGGTACACGTCGGCGCTCATTGGGTTGCATTGTAATTCAAACGCGTTACAGCGCAAACTGGGGCCATAAAAACAGCAACCCCCGCCTGTCCAACGGGGGCAACTGTCCTTAACCAATCAATGAATATTACTAACAATAAGCGCAGCGTTGCACTGCTGTAGAACGGGGCTAATGTACTACAATGTCCTCACTTTCGTCAACTACAATCAATGGCGGCGTGCAGTCGCAAAACAACGCTGCATCGATGGCGAGTTGAACACCGGCACGAAACGCGTGCGCCTCCGGTTCGGTATCAAACTCATGTTGCCGGATATCGTTCCTGTCCAGCAGTTCGGGGTCTTCATGCAGCATCCACGAAGTGGCTGACAGCCCGTGCAGTGTGGTTACTGTTACCATCAGTCGAGAATTGTAATGGTTACGGGAATCAAACCGAGTCGAGTGTCGGCCAAGCGCTCAAAACTGGCTTGCGACAAATCAATCCCCCGTTCAGTGAACCGTTTGTTTGGGCCACGATCATTAATTTTGCAAATTACGCTTCGACCGTTGTGTTCAACAAGCACCGACGTTCCAAACGGGACATCCCACATCGCTGCCGTGTAGGCGCTGGGGTCGAACGGCTCCCCGCTCGCCGTGGGTTTGTTGGCGTACCGAGCGCCATAGTAGCTGGCGATGGTTTCCCATTTTTTAGGTGCGGTTTTTGCGTTTGGTTCACTTGACTGTTCGTATGGTTGCGACACAACCCAAGTGAATACTGCCGCGCTCAACAATATGGTGATTAATTTCATGCGCTGTACTGTACTAATTCCCGTGCGTTACGAATCAGCCAATGCTGATTCCAGCGTGGCTTCGCCTTAAACTTATCAAGTTGTTCCTGGTTTTTCCAGTTAGCCAACTTGATAAACGTGTTGACGTGTTTCGCTTTCAGCGCACCAGCTAGTCCGTGTTCGGCCAGCCATGCTCGATGCGCCTCGATGTCCGCTTGAATCCGGCGTAATTCAAGCCGGAACTGTCGTGTGTTGTTAATCATCATAATGCTATTTGACAAATTGGATTGCCGTGAATCGCTTCCGACAAGTCAGTCCAGACGCTGCATTCGTATATGAATATTATGTCCTCGCCGTCCCAATAGCTTACGCAATGGTAATCGCCTATGCGTGCGGTTATCGATGCACCGGCGCTGTCAGCCCATGTTGAAATGTCGCCGCGTGAATACAAAGCAAGGCTTTGACTACGTTCGGCAATGTTTTCGAGACGTGTCCAAAAGCCAGTGTCGTCGGTTGATTTCGGATCGCGTGATTCGATTATTGCAGTTTCCCAATTGTGGGCCAGCGTGGCCGTGTTTAGTAGTGAATGTGCTTTAGTCATTATTCGTTATTGGTTGTATTTTTTTTCCAGTTTTTCCGCTTCGGCTTCCGCTTCAGCGAGGGTGTGATGTTCGCTTTCGTGAACAATGTCCAGTTCCCCGGCGTTGATCGGTCGGCCGACAGTGACGGCGTAATATTCGACACCCGGCGGTTCCTGATAAAATGGCTCCGTTCCGATGCATTGGCCAATGTCATTCATGGCGCATATGTCAATTTCGTAGTTTGTCATGGTCGAACTCCAGTTGCTTGTTCCAGTGCATCGGCCGCTTGATCGGCAATATCCTGCACGACGTGGTTGTCGAGTGGGTTGATTACGACGCTTTCGCCTGTTACGCGTAATCGGTCAAACACGTCGTACATGTTATGCATTAAGGCAACCAATTGCTGCACTGCCGTCAGTAGATCGGGCGATGCCGCCATCAGTCGTGCGTTGGCGCGTGACGTTTCTTGATAATCGCCGCCATTTACGTTCTCCCAACCGTCATGGTCTTTATGGTAAATGGTAGCAACGTCTTCACCGGTTTTGGTTACTATTTGTAAACCGTGGTAAGGCTTAAAGACTTCGACGTACCACGGGCCGTTTATGTGTTTAGTTTTCATATTATTGGCTATTGCCATTTGTTATTACGTATCAAATTTCAGTTTCTTACAGTTACGTATAAAAATAAATTATGTCCGCTGTAACAATCAGCATACGGCGCGATTTTTTTCAGTACACGATCCTGCGCTGCATACAACATGCCCAGCCACGGACATCCGTCGTTTGACGGTTGGAATTCATCGGCTGCGCCTAACACTGTCATGTCGTGTTTTTGCGCGTAATAAATCGCCAACTTGGTTTTAGTCGATAGTTTTTCAAACCAATCGCCAAGCGCCTCGACGCATCGATCCCGATCCTCAAGCGTGTCCGGATTGGTTCCCCAATCCATCGAATCAATTTCGTAAGTGATTTTCATAAAAAGTAAGTGACGTTTCCAGTGTTCCAAGGTGCATTTGCGAACGGAATAAATACGTCGTCGTCAAACACGTAATATTCGTGCTGCTGATCGATTTTATTCCACACGTACAGATAAGTTTTGCCGTCGCTGTACAACATTGGCGTTTCGTTGCCGCCGCATGCCACGTCGTAATTTGCGTGACTAAACGGCGACCATGTTTTTTGCGTGTTCATATTAATTGGTGCGGCTGATGCACCGCGATCCGCGCTCCGTAGAACGCGGTGCGCGATGCACTAGAAACTTTCCTCGAATACAATCCCGTGCTTTTTGCAGAGCCGTTGCAAGTCTTCCATAAATGCCATTGCTGATTTTTCGTCCGGCGCGGCTGCATTTTGTTTCGCTATATTCACGTCAAACACATCGCTCCCGTCCATCAGTTGCCATTGTGTAATATCGCCAAAAAACGAGTCCCTGCCTATTTCGGGTTCAGCGCTCCAGCATTCCAGTAAGTTGCAACCATTATTATAGTCGATTGATTTTTCGCCCAGTACCCAGCCGTTTGTATTTGTTGTTGTATTTTTCATATTTGTGGCGTCGTGCCGTTGTTTATTACGTTTTAAGTTTTCGGTTCTTACAATGAACTGTACTTTTAGTGAATACCAATTGCGATAGTCACTGCCTGGAATTTGTTTAATCCGCACGCATGGCCAGCTTTCGTGCATTCCCCGCATTTGCCGGGGCAAACGAAGACGCGATCATGGCCAAGCGCTTTGGCGCTATCGCGCACGCTTGCCGCGTATTCGCGCCGATTGTCGCCGGTCGCCTTAATGCTAGGCACGGCGATAAATTGGCCGCGATAAACCGGCAACGATTCAAGCTGTTTTGCCACGTCGTCGCCGTAACGGCTCCCGCTTGACAAATTCAGCCGGTAATTTGACGGAAAAGCCGCGTCGCCAAATGCACGCTTGAATTGCAAAAATATTGGCCAACTTTTGCTGTAACCGTACGCCGAAATATCCGGCCGTGCGCGTAATTGATCGAACCAGAAGCAAAGTGTTTTGACGGAATCAATGTCGCCGTCAACGTACAGCCGCACCGTTACGCCGTGCGGGAGCGCTTCAAACGCTTCGCGCAATTCCGGCGCTTGGCGCAGGATCAATAAAGTGTTTTGGCACTGGCGGAAAAACGCGGCCGGATAGCGCCATGCTTTCAGTGAATAACAAAACTTGCCGCATGCACCAGCGCCGGGACATGTGACAAGCGGGAGCGCTGAAAACGCGTAAAATGGCAGCTTACTGTTGCCGCGTGCAAATATGGTAAAAGGCGCTTGGCCGTCGCTTTCAAGCCAATTGGCAAAGCGTTTGGCCCAATGCGCCCACGTTCCCGCCTTGTCGGCGTCGCCAGCCGCTTGAATAGCGCGGACAGCCGGTAGTAGTTCGGGGGAATCCGTGGCGACTAGTCGTGCTAGTTTAATCAGTTGCTGGCGTTTCATGCGGTGAAATAATTTTTGAGTAAATCCGCGAACATGTTTTCGATGGCTTCGCGGTCGATGCATGGCAAATCCCAAGCGACGTTGTCCGGCGTCGTCGGGCTGTCAATTTCGCGCATAAATT